TTGTTTATAGGCCTGATTGCCTCTCCCGCCGGGGCCGCCACCAAGTACTACTCAACCTTCGGTGAAACCGGTGTTATTCCGGTCGAATGCACCCAGGAAGTGGGCATCGTGAGCCCACTGCTGGCCGAGTTCCACTCGCCAGCCAACTGGACCTGGATAGTGGCCTGTGACGAGTCAGCGTGGCAGAAGATCGAGGTCATGTCTGGCTTCCCGAAGGCTCTCAACGGCCAGATCATGGGGCTGACAGACCTGGAGCGTAAGATAACCTACGTGCGGGGTTGGGTGATGCTTCACCCTCTCAGCCCGGATCAGGATGCTAAGCCGCGGCATGTAATAGCTCACGAACTTGGTCACGTCCTGGCCAACACGCGCGATGAGGTCAAGGCGGAGGCTAAAGGTCAGGAGTTGATGAAGGGTGCGCAGTCCACCATCGCTGCCAAGTAGAGTCCTACTTGGTCATACGCGCCCGGTCATAACCGGCATAGACCCACACAGCACCAAAGGCGAGGAGCACAAGCGAGGCGCGAAGGTGATGCTCCGTGAATAGGAAGATGATCCCTCCTATCAGGAACAGGAGACAGAAGGCGGCACAGAAGGCCAAGAGCCGGGTATAGCTTTCATCCTCGACTCGTCTGAAGCCCTTTACTGGTCTACCGAGATGACCGAAGAGTCCGGCGCCCATGTAGCTGTCGAGGAATTGTTCGAGGTTCCATCTCATGGCTGACAGCCTACCACCCTCGAACTCGGTCTAGAATGGCGGCTATCGGGACGGTGCGAAGTGAGAGTGCTCTACTACGGTCTAGCTGTGTTATTTGTTCTCATGATCTGCATGGGGATATGGGATTTGCACAAGTGAGGAGAGAGCTTAGGCGCTTTTCTCCATCAGTTCCTCAATCTTCTCGACAGCCACCTGCCAGCTTGTGTGAACCTCGTGACTGAGAGTCTCGAGCACACCGATGGCGGCCTTCGGGGCGCCCTCGGTCTTGAGATACTTTGTCAGGATGGCGATGTCATCGTCGAGACGCTGGAGGTTCTCTCTTGAATGGTTGCGATGCGCTCGGAGATCGCAGAGGTATCGCGAGAAAGTTCAGGGGCTTTCACAACAGGCTCGTCAATAAACTTCAGAGTGCTGACATCCTGACGAAATCTGGTCAAGTAGGTTCCTGGCAGTTCGATGTCAACGGAGCTCTCAGAGCGAACACTCATAATCTTCCAAACTGAGTCGGATTTAGCTGGTATCACCCTTTCACCAAGTCGAGGCATGCGGGGAGCCGTAGGCGTGTCTAGTGGAAGGGTGGGATGTGAGGCCTGTTTGCGTGCCTTTGCCATAGTGCAATAGCTTAACAGGAACGTTTACGCTGGTGACCGGAGGTCAAACAGAGATGGCAGACGATTCAAACGAACCAGTTGAAAAGCTAGTCGATCAGTTTCCAGAAGCCACGGGTGCTGATCTTGCGTACAGCATCTCGAAAGCCGGGTTGGCATCCATACCGGTAATCGGGAATCTGCTTGGTGAGGTTTACGGCTTATTCGTAGCGTCACCAGTTCAAGAGAACATGAAGGCATTTCTGATTACTCTGGCTGAAGTCGTCGACTTGCTTCGTGCCAATGGGGTCACCAAGGAAGATCTGCAAAACAATGGGTTCTTTCGGGATGCTGTTACTCAAGCTGTGAAGATTTCCGCTACGTCACGTCAGGAATCAAAACGGGACATGCTACGCAATGCGTTGCTAAACATTGCTCTTAACCCTTCAGCAGACGAGGATCAAATTCAGCTGTTTCTTCAGATGATTGAGACGATGACTCCTACACAGATCGCCCTGCTGAATTACTTTCGGAATCCCCATAAGCGTCTTGCAGAGGTCTTCGATTCTACTCGGGTGGCTATGGGCCTCCCCCTAGACCAAGGAATCTATGGTGTGATGCCCCATTTGTCGAGTAAACCAGATTTGGTCAAGAACCTCATTCTTGATCTTTACAACAGAGGTCTGATTCCTTTCAGTCCGAAGAACAACGTGCTGGAAAGTACAACCATCACGAACACAGGAATTCAGTTTCTAAACTTCGTCCTAACGAACCCCCTGGAGAAAGCTTAGCGGTTTCGGCTCAGATGCTGGTCACTCCTGAGACTCAGCCCATCCTCTCTGCCAAGCCTCACTCTTGGTATCGTCATTCTGTCCACCGCTCCGACCACACTCAAAGCCCTTGTCGTAGTCGGCGATCTCTTCATCTGTGTGCTTACGCAGCATGAATGGTTCTGTGTCGGCGGTGGCCTCTCCGCTGAGGCCGCCTTCGCTGTAGTCTTCTTTGCTGCTTTCTCGGCTGTCATCCAGTGGGATTGTCATCATTAGACCTCGTTGCAGGAGTCACAGCCTTTTCCATGTTCGACGAGGGCCGTGTAACAAGATTGGATGTTGTTCATGCGGTCTGAGGGTTTCTCAGTGCCTAGACGATTAACTCCTTCGCCACAGCTGATCAGGAATGCCTGTGCCAGGATCATGCCGACATCACAAGCAGGGATGTCTTCAATATCCCAAAGGGCCAAGAGCTTGTCGTGGTCCATTACCGTGTCCGATGCTTTGAAGAGAAGAAGCGCATCACCCTGGTTATGATCCCGCCACGTCTCCGTGCGTCTTCAGCCTCAAGCTCCTTCATTCGTTTATTGAACTGGCGCATATCCTTCGCCTGCTCTTTAGCTCTCAGATGCGCTTCGACTGAACCGCGGTCGTCTCGATCTCCGAAGCCCATTGGCTTGTATTGCTTCTTAAACTTGACCTTCTCTGCCATTCGATCCTCACCTTTTCAACTTACCGTATTGTTCACTAGTCAGGTTCAGCCAGATACCTCCGCGGCCGACTGCGATCGCATGATCGATCGCAGCTATGTCCTCTAACTGCTTGGCTGCTCCGCCGGCTTTCGCCATAGCCATGATTTTGTCGGATGACTGGAAGGTGAGTGTCCGGGGTAGAGACGTCTTCAGATCGTCCTCCAGAAACTGACAATACCAGCCGCCGCGGAGGAAGAAAGTCATGTAAATCCGATGCCGCGGAGTGTGACGATCCATGTCTGATTACTCGCTCGACACAGCAGTGCGGCTGTTACCCCATATGTCTACTGTGGCGTAGGTGGCACCACAATGAGGACAGCGTGAGAAGTCAAAGGTCAGTCGGACGATATCGGCGGGACGGATAAGCTTCTCGCAGGATGGACACTTATCAGAGAGGCTGACTTCAGTGGGAAGAGGATGCGTGCGTCTCATGTCGGGATTATATAGCGAACAAAAGGCGAATACGTGGAAATCGGATCGGCGCATTGCAAATGCTAGACTTGCGGGCATGCAAGACCCGACGAACGGCGAACAGCAGAGTGGGTACGAACTGCCGGATGACGAATTGGACCGACAGATAGAGAAATTCCTTCAGTGGATTAAGACTGACCCTGCTCGTGTTTCGCAGTGGATTCAGGCTCTAGCAAGCGTAGCTCTAATTGGTGTGACTCTTGGACAGTTGATCGTTTCATGTTCTGGCTCGAATCAGACCGACAAGCTGATTACGGCTGCGGATAGGAATGCTGCCGCTGCTGAACGATTCTCAACTTCCGCAGATGGGATTCAGTCGGGCGTTAAGGATGCTGTTGCGAAGCTCAATCTTCAGGCCAAGCAACTTTCAAAAGGTGCGGATCAGACTGCAAGGCTCGCTAAGGCAACTGAGGGGGCAAACTCGACGGCATTAGAATCTGATCGGCCCTGGGTGGGAGGCTCAGTCACTGTCTCCGGTTTTGAGGTCGGCAGCGCGGCTGTAATCTCAGCCCTATTTATAAACGCAGGAAAGAGGTCAGCGCGTATTACATCTATCGGTATAAGGGAATTCCCGGCACCGTCGTTCCCAGCTGATCCTGACACGCAATTTGCTAAGTCAGGGCCTGTCGGGAGCAAATCGATCCTTATTCCCGGTCAAGTCTTTTCGACCAATCAAACCCTTCCGTCCCCTTTGACTCAAACTGATCTTGATTTGCTGAAAGGGGGAAAGATGATCTATTTCATCATTGCCAAAGCCGAGTATGAAGACGCTCAGACGAAGGAGAAATACTGGACCCACCTTTGCTTCGAGTACTATCCGGAAATCAAGAGCTCAACAAACCCAGGCTTTGGCAATTGCCCTGAATACAACGAAGCAAAGTAACGACACGTGAAAAAGCCCCTCCGGTTAGGGAGGGGCTCTGTGTTGCTAGTTGAAGCGGCCGTGTCGTATGAAGTTACCGATCTGAAACAGTTGAGGCAACGGAGAGTTTCCCCCAGCCGCACCAAACGAGTAGAACGCTCCCATGTTCTCTGTCCCTCCGACAGTCGTAGCGTTCAGCACGCCATAATTCTCAGTCACACCCAGTCGAATCTCGGTAACCCAGTCCGTCCATTGATTGTTGCAGGCACCAGACCCTTGAGTGATCGTGCATTGGGTGAGGGCTGTTCCGGTGAAGAACAAGCTGGAATCAGTCAGCTCGAACATCGTACCGTTGGGGCCTCCGCCAGGGTTACCTAAGGCGGATACGCCGTAGATCTCTGCGTAGGCTCCTCCGGTCAGGATGATGTTCGATCCGTTGTGCTCCGTCTTGTAGCCCAGTATCCACATCTTGCAGCCACTGCATTGCAGCTTGGCCGTGAGTGGCTGTTCCTGATTCAGCTGCCGAGCCCAGAAGCTCTGGCTCGATTGCAGAACGATAGGAGTGCTGCCACCCAAGATGCAGTTCTCACAGAAGAGATTGCCCGCGCCGGCCGAGCTCGTATAGCTCGACGTCTTATCGTTCAAGATGACGACTGTACGACTGCCAGTGTGAATGATCCCGTTCTGCCCTTCGGGGCATCCCTCGATGATCAGAGGTGTGGTGCTGACGCCTGCGATGGTGAAGACGATGTTGTAGGTTGTTCCCGGTGGAGGCGCCGCGTAGTTGCAGTTGACATGGTTGATCGAATCCGGGACGGTGATGGAATACGTGCCGCTTGCTACGATGTTGAGTCCATACTGACCAGGTGGCGCGTAGATGGTAGAGACTCCACATCCCGCCATGGTTGTTCCCCAGGTCGAGATGTCATCGCCAAACTGACACCATGTCGCCGCCGGCGGATCCGACGCCACTGGCGTCTCCTGTACCGGAAGATTCAGAGTGTTCGGAGTGACAGCGGTATCGAAGAGGGACTGGGGAGTGCCGGTGGAGTGGAACGTGATGTTCCCCGGCGCGTCCGTGATGCAGGTACCAGTCCCGCAATCGGTGATGCTGGCTGTGTACCCATTCAGCGTCGTGTTCTTGATGAAGAACGTCGATGGCTGAAAGCCGCTGGTGCTTGAGTTCTTGAAGGCTATGGCGCCATTCAGCGCATAGACTTCAGAGTCCATCACGACAGCGGAGGAGTTGAGATCCAGGTTGGTCATCGCCGGGACGCCGAACGGTTGGAACGAGAACAGGTGTCTCCAGAACGTCTTCAGCTGGTTTCCGAAGATGCCAACTGAGGTCTGTCCCTGAATCGTGATGTTCTCGCCCGTCATGGCGAACGTCGTTGATCCCGCGAGTACTGCTTCAGCACATCCGTACATCGAGAAGTTCTTGAGTAAACCCGGTCCCTCTTCTGCTCTCGACATATTGAGAACCGCAGGACACTTCGAATCATCAGCCCATGCGGCGATGTTGCCCATCACTGCGTAGTTCGATGGCACATACTCTGTTACGTCGATGCTGGGATTGCCCGCGCCGAGTTCGAAGCCGATGTTGAAGATGTTGACGTTGTAGGTGTTGTTGGTGTTGACGGCGTTCTGATTCCAGAAGCTCCCGGATACACTTCCGACCGCCGAGTTCGGCAACAGCTTGAAGATCGATTTGTAGGGTCCATCTCCCCACATTGACCAGTACGCGCCAAGTGGAGTGATCTGGTCACTCGTGGCATACACCCCAGCTGGGAAGTAGATGAAGAACGGAATGAAGCCTGCGTTGGTGGTGCCATTGAACAGGTTGCCGTTGTACATCGGGGTCGCCGCTGACGTGAACGTCGGCGCCGTCGCCAGAGTCATCTGGGTTGCTGTGATCGTGGATCCCGCGGCGATGGATGAGAAGAACCCACTCTTTAGCTGAACCTTCGTCGCACTGCTACCTGCAACATATCCAGCTCCGAGGAACTGAGGTCCGGAGACGTAGGTGACAACAGGATTGCCGGCGATCGTCGACACCATGGTTCGAGGCAATCGAGCGATCTTGTTGGTCATCGTGGGACAGATGTCACCTGAGACCAGAGTCAACGAAGTTGCACTCTGAACCGATGCAATCTGATGCATGGCTCCGTTGATGTACATCGGGCCAGTGGTGATGCCGGTGAATGGCGTTCCGCTGAGGCCAGTGACGATAGAGGTCCCAGTGCAGCTGACCTGCACCGCATCGCCGCCGCGCATCATTGAGAACAGATACGTCAGGCAATCGGAGTTGTCAGTAACGCCATCAGGAACCGGAGTGCAGATCCCGTTGCTCATAGCGTTGATGACTGGATACGCGCCAGCACTGAAGAATCCAGGCGGGAAAGCGATCGAGTCATTCAGCTTCGCGCCGGAGTTGATCGCCGTCGGTGCGATGACAGTGATGGTCCCATTGACATACGTCACGGTGTCGGTGCCTGGGTTCGCCAGGGTACCGGGATTCATCGTCGAGTTGAAGCTGCCCACCGTCGACGTTTTCGTCGCTGATGGGCTGCAAAGGGGTGGAGGTGTGGCGAAGACAGCAGCGCCAGCCCCCACCTGAACGGTGGGAGCTGCGTTGCTGACGACGGTGTAGATGCCTGGAGGGACTTCGTCACCGACATGCATCATCAGTGGTGTGCAAGCAGCGGTATAAGCCGTGGCGAAGGCTGGAACCGTAGCCATGCAAAGGCAGACGAGCGTAAATAGGTACAGAAACGGTCGTCGCATTAGTCGATCACCAAGTAGTTGAAGCAGGCAGGGTTTGTAACAGGAGCCGTGGTAGAGACAACGAAGCTCGTACCAACAGTGCGAGCTGTTACGGCAAGGACGGTTGGCGTGGTATTGCAGGTGATCCCAAGACGAGTGCCGAGGGAGGAATCCCAGGTCAGGACGATATCGCTATTGGCCGTCACGGCTGTCGTTGTGACCGTAACGCTGGTCAGTCCAGCCGTTATCGACACAGCTCCAACCGAACTAGCTCCCGAACATGCGCCTGTAGCGTTGGTGCAATTTGTAACGGTGAGGAAGTTGGTTTGCTTCAACAGACCTGCACCGTACGTCCACAAAGCGGTGATGGTCTGAGTCTGGTTGGCAGAGGGAATGATCGATGAGTACTGGGGAAACGTGTAGGTATTCCCATCGCTACCAGCAAACGTCATCGTGTTGTTGAAGGTCTCAGTCTTGGATGTAGTGCCACCAGCAATCGAGAATCCTGTTGCGTTGGCGGTGGGTGTGACACCGTTAACTGTGGATCCTGTGAGGGCCGCGCCCGCTTTAGGAGCGAGCGATGACAGCAATACTCCCGAGTCGACAAACGTTCCTGTCAACGTGCTGAAGGAAGGAAGATCGCCGATCACACTGGTCGAGGGTCCGTTTCCACCGTTGGCGATGACTGTAAGAGTGTCGGTGTTGCCGGACTGAGTGATCGTCAGGGTGGAAGGGCTGCCTGAAACCAACTGCTTCACCGGAGTGAACCAGGGTGCGCCATTATCCGACTCTTCAATCTGGCCGGGGCCTGAGAAGTAGGCTTGCTTGATCGTGCCAGGACTAGAGACAGTGATGGCAGAGTCGCCAGCGCTTCCAACTTGCCAGTTCAGTTGCGAGTTGTTGGCAGTGTCGACCTGAACGTAATTGGAAGCCGCGGCGGCGACGGCGGCATTGGCGGCGCCTAGTGTATCGGACGCAGCAATCGCAGCAGCCTGAGCAGCAGCAGCGGCAGAAGCCGCGGCGCCGGCCGTATCAAATGCAGTGAGTGGCTGATAGGCAGCGGTCCCGAGAGTAGGAAGGTTTGCAAGGTCGGTGTACGAGCCAGAGATCGCAACAGTAGCCAGCTGCGTTGAAGTCTGGTTTGCCGGAAGCTGTATCGTTCCAAGCGACGTAGACGAAGCAGGGAACATTGATCCGCTGGGACCAGTTGGACCCGCCGGGCCTTGTGCTCCAGTCGCACCCTGTGGACCAGTAGACCCTGTCAATCCAGTGGGACCTGTGGGTCCGGTTGGGCCAGCTACTGTGCTGGCGTCGCCGGTAGCACCCGTCGGTCCAGCTGGACCAGTTGCGCCAGTGGCACCTGTTGGTCCGGTTAGACCCGTCAGACCAATTGGTCCAGTTGGGCCGGCAGGTCCGATAGAGCCTTGTGCGCCAGTCGATCCAGTCGTTCCAGTGATGCCGGTCGGGCCGGTTGGACCAGCGGGACCAGTTGCGCCTGTGAGACCTGTCGGTCCAGCCACGCCTTGTGCTCCAACCGATCCTGTTGCTCCGGTGAGTCCGATAGGTCCAACAGGTCCCTGAACACCAGGTATTCCCTGAGGGCCAGTCGGTCCAGTAAGACCGATTGGACCGGCAGGTCCGGTGGCACCTGAGCCAGCAGTGCTACCCGTCACGAGAACGAACGAACCTTCGACGCAGACATAAAGTTGCCCACCCTCATAGTCCTGCACATAGAACGAAGGGCTTACGCAGGTGCTCGGAGGAGCCGCCGTGCCGTACGCAACCTGAATCTGTTGGAAGTTGCTTGTCTGCGCAGGCGGCGCGTAGCTATCCAGGGCCCAGGTGGCTCCGGTGATGTTTGCGACCGCCGGCAGAACGAATGCATGCTGATTGCTGGCCGAGATCTGAATCGAATAGAGGATATTGGCTGGAGTCGTCAGCTTCGAATCGGGGATCTGGCAGACTCCGGTGATGGCGCCGCCCGTGATCGTGCAAGGAATCGCAGCAGGAGAATTGAGTCCACCGCCGCCCTGCGTGAATGGAATCGGCTGACCGCTGGACGAGACCGGCGTGAACAGGACCGTACCGGAAGCTACGGTCATTCCACCCATCTTGATGGTGTGCGCGGTGATGGTCGTCATTTGCGCGCGAGAAAGCGAAGTAAGGCCAAGCACGCACAACAGTGCGGCTGCTTTGAGCAGTCGTTTCATTTGGGGATCCTTATGGGGCTGGAGCTAGAGGGAAACGGAGGGAGAGGTAGTCTTGTGACGGTAGGGGACTTGGTGAAGGAGGGCGACTTCGGCTCTCTCGCGGAGCCGCTGATTCATCAGTGCGTTGAAGGCGACGATGTCGGTCTGCATCAGTGCGGTCTCATCATGCGTGAACTTCGCCATGAGATTGAGAACCGGGGTGCGCTCGTAGTACCCGTTCAGTTCCGAGTGTGTGAGAGTTGCCTTCCAAGTCTGATAGCCAGCTTCGGAAACGGTCCCAGCTTTACGCATCTCGGGGTAGTGGATCGTCTCGTCAGTGCAGAGCTTGGCGTGGATCTCAGCCAGCTTCTGTCCGGGGACCAGAGTCGTGGGACCATCACACGCGGGACACGATACGTTTCCCGCTTCGTCGACTAGGCCAGCCTGCTTCGCCATATCGAAGTGAATGTTCGCGGTACAGGGAGCGAAGTCTTTCGACATCGCCTCGGCTAGATCATTGCAAGCTGGGCAGTCAATCTCAGGGATGATGGTGTCAGGTGGATGAGCGTAGCCCTGTGGGAATACGGCAGGTGCTGGAGCGTATATGCGAGTTGGTCCGACGTGGTGATCCTTTACGTGCTCTGTAGTTGAGGCAAGAAGCTTCTCGTGCGCGGCGCCGCGAGCACACCGGTACAGGTCCGGATGCTGGTGAACGTTGGCGCGTGGAGTGTGGAAGCAGAAGTGTTTGTGAGAATTAAGAAGTCGCTGGGGCATTGGCTACCTTCGGAGAGACAGTCTGAGTTGTCGGGTTGTAGGTGAAGTTCTCTACTCCACCAGCAATCAGAGTGTTGTAGACATCAACCGTGACACCAGCCGGGTCGGCGAGGACCAGCCCATAGGGAGACAGGTTGTTCCCGTTCGCATCCTTCGCGGGAGTTCCGTCAGCATTGTTGAACGTCACCCGGTTCACAAGCGGAACGATGGTCGCGTTGGGGTCCGCGCATACGTGGCAGACGTCACCAGCAGAGTCATATTCGATGAAGTAAATCATTTAGAGCCACCTGTAGGAATAGTTCGGATTGCCTCCGGGCATTGTGTTTCCGCCGGGTAGTCCCTTGCCTTGAATGAGGTCCAGACAAGTCAGACCAAATGAGCCCGCCGTGAGGCCGTTTACTTGAACCCGGCAGTTGTTGTTCGTTTGGACGTAGTCTTCACTTTCAATCGTGAAGTTGTAAACGTTGTGCCCCGGATAAGAACTGTCTACTTGCAGAGTCGGTTGCTTGCCTGCCTGAGTTGTGATCGTCGCGCTGTTGGAGACACCAGAGCCAACGTATCCGAGGGTTCCTGAACCGCTAGTGAAAGCCAGTACAGGAGAGCCAACTCCATGAATGATGTGACCGTTGTTGTCGATGATTCCGTATCCATCCAGGGTGAGCATGTTGACGGGAGTTCCATCGCCGAAGTACATCTGACCCGAGTTGTTGATCGTCAGGACCAGGAGTCCTGCCGTCACATCTGTCACTGTTATCGACATTTACATCACCCCGTAATTGAAGGTTTTGGAAGTGGTCTGATTTGGATTGGCAATAGAGAATCCGGAGCCAATCGTGAAGGCGACAATCAACCCACCTTGATCGATGCTTCCGAGACCCGCTACGGGCAGTCCACTCACACTAGCTGTACCCGCCGCCGCCACCGTGATCTGACCGGAGTAGCGGATGAGAGCCGTAGAGTTGACGGTGTTCCCTGTCAGCTTCCCGGAGGAGTTGATGACGGATGAACCATTCACCGAGAGAGCAGCCGAGGGCGTACCTGTACCCAGGTTCACATTCGCTGAGTTGTCACCCTGCAATAGCTGATTGCCTGAAGTTGAGTCTGTCCAAGTGACTGGCATGTTTTCACCACGTTCCGTAAGTGACTGTCAGGGACCCACCTGTGTTTGGATTGGTCCACGTGACTGACGTCGGACTCAAGTTGGCAGGAGTCGTAGTAGCTGAAAGCGACGGAATCAGAATGTACTCGATCGTCACGGACGAGGATGATCCAGGTCCGATGATGATCTGACCTGTGTTGTTGAGTGGCACACCGGCGACAGCAATAGGGCCAGTGAAGATAGCCAGTGGCGATACGACCCCGTTTGCTCCGATGGTGATGGCCTGGGAGTTCGTTGGAAGCCCTCCCAGGCCCATATTGCCGCTGTTGTCGATATAGAGAAGCTCCAACCCGGCAGTTTCATCTCGCATTTGAAATGGCATGTTAGATGGCCTGTATCGAGTACGTTCTCGCTCCCGAGTTTATGAAGAGTTTGTATCCATTCGGAACCACGCTGGCGATCGTTGACGACGGGATTCCGTCTACGTTGCTGGTGTCGTTGGAGGTGTTGCTTCCAGTGACGTCAGCGCCATACTGACCTGTAGCTACATACGGCTCAACAGCGACTGACTGAACAGCCATGTCAGAAGCTCCAACGCAATACAGCGCGAGAGAAGCGTAGTTGACTCCTGCTACCGCCACCCATTCGAATGAATAGGACGTGGGGGTAGCAGTCAGGCTTCCGTTGCCTAGAAAGTCAAAGAATCCCGGATTCGACGTACCACCCGTTCCAGACGGAATGACATTGGCAGGTTGCGTTGTACTGTTCTGCCAAGCAATACGCAGATAGATACCGCCTGAACCTGAGCCGTTATAAACGGTGTAGATGATTCGGTACTTAGAGCCGGGAACCACCGAAAATGCTGGTGAGAACATAAATGCTCCGGAGTTACCCGGCATATAGACGCGTTGCCCAAAGGAGTCAGTGCCTATTGTTCCGGGAGCCGCTGGATTGGTGAGCCATCCCTGAATAGTTCCCAGGGGGAAGTTGCCGTTGGGGACGATCGACTGAGTAGACGGTAGATAGACGATAGGCTGTGCGCCTGTGACGTCAGCAGCACCCGTCTGATCGGTGAGCGATACACCAGAGAACCAAGTCTCCGTTGGATAGTTGCTCGGAAGCACCCCAAAGGAGTCTGTGATGGCGATGGTGTAAGAGCCGCTCGTAGCGACAGCAAACGTCATCTGAACTTGCGTCCATGACGTCGCCGCTGAGACTTCTATGATTGCAGCTTTGAAGGTGGCTGAGGTAGCCAATACACCGTTGACCTTCTGGACCGTGATGGCTCCCGAAGGATCGTTGATGTCTACACCAGCACCCATCGAGCCATCTACGACGACAGATCCGTTTGTCATCACCCATGCCTGTAAGAGGTAGGTGTGACCGGCGACCAGATTGACCGCCTGAGTAATCTGTCCTCCCTGAAGACGGGCTGATTGGCTTCCCACCTTGTGCTGCGTGGTGTCGATGGTTGGCGAACCGAAGCTAGATGGTGTCCAACCTGTGAATCCGTTGACGAAGTTGCTATTGGTCAGCATCTCACCGGCAACTGTGCCTCCGAGAGAGGCACCGGCTGAGAGAGCAGGAATCTGAGCAGCCAGCGTTCCGAGGAACGTTGGCGTAAGTGAGACCTGATAGCTGAGTTGCTGCACCCAGGTCGACTGGTTTCCATCTGCACGCTGGCTGTTTATCTGAACGTCATAGAACTGTCCTGGGACCACATTACTGATCCACTGGAAGTTCTGAGTGACCGATGCGCCAATAGACCCAATCCAACCAGTTGTTCCCGAGACGCGGTAGTTGATGTTGATCGACGTCGCCAGATTGTCCAGCGGAGCGTTCCACTCAACTACGATCAAGTTATTGACCGTGCCGTCAGGATTGATTTGAGCAACGTTCGGGCCGGAGAACAACTGCATATCGGTAGGAGGCGCCGGGATGCGAGGTGTCTGAGACGGTGAAGCTGGTACGGCATACGGTGTAAGCTCTTGAGAAGCTGGAACCCACTCGTAGACCGATGGATCTGTCTCCTGAACACTGACGTTGTAGCGGATCGTCATTGCACCGCTGTCATCGTCCTTATCCACATGGATGGAAGTGCCAGTGACTTCCAACAGCTTGTTGGTCCAACCCATTTGCGGGAAGTTCATCTGGAACGTGTCGACAGGCTGCAAGCCGTAAGCTGCCAATCCCATCTCAAGAGTCGTAGACCCCTGCTGGCGGTTACGACGGAGAATGATGCAAGCCACTCTCTGAGCCTGCGTAACTGACAGGACAGAGGTGAGGGTCAACTCCATCGGATGTTGGATACCAGCATCCTCAGTCAGCCATTCATTTACTCCCGCAGGGAAACCATGGAGGTTGTCATCCGCGTACTGAGGGAAGTTGGTTGGCTGGAAAGCAAACTGGAAGTTGTCCTGGAGAGTTCCGTTGTACCAACCGTTTCGGTCATACAAGTTGCCTGAAACGCTATAGGGAAAGGTTGGCGCGATGAACGTTCCGTTGACACAGTTTATGAGGTCGCGGACGGATCGGTATCCGTCCCACTTGAACCCCGCGGTGAGATTGCTCGCTCCGAAGGTTGAGGTTGCGCCCTGAAAGTAAGCCGGGAACAAGTAGTACTGGCCACCGATCAGAGACATCCTCCCCGCGGCTCCCAGCAACATGGTGCTCAGCACATTATTGGGAGCAGTACTGGTGTCGTAGTGGTAGTTCGTCGTGTACTGAGCTTCTGTGTTCGGAATAGATCCAGCAGCCACCAGTGCAGCTACGGTGATTTGTTCGTCGCAGACGTTGGCAGCGGCGATCAGCTGAGCCTGATTGACGTTGTTGCTGCCGAGCCCATAAACCGGGTCTGTGACCACGTCAGCAGCGCATAGAGCCCAGTTGTTCGTGAAGCCGTATGCCTGAGTCCGTGGATCCCAAATGTTGTTCTTGCCGTTGACGGTGAATCGGATCTCTGGCTCGTTCGGAAACGTCGTCGGATCGTACTCGATCTTCAGATAGACATACGTGCATCCGGCCACCCATGGAGAGTTGGCACCAACAGCTGCCCACAGCGGATCGTTTGCAGTCAGGCCCTGATCTACTGTCCCAGCAGTCTGGTTGCCCATTGTCGCGTGGCAATAGACGAGTCCACCGAAGTTGTACTTGTTTCCGTCCGGTCCGGTGTAGGTGTTCCCATCAGCGTTGCCGCCGAAGTTCACACCGTTGTTGGTCTCGTTGCCGACTCCTCCGGCCCAGTGAACCTGACGCCCATCGAGGTAAAGATTCACGATGCTGTCGCAGGGATGTCCGGCCAGAACAATGACATAGTTCAGCTGGTCATGTTTGCTGCCGGTTGAGCTGCGCCAGATCTCGATTCCCCCTACCCGCTGCTGCCCGTATATGATCTGCCGGGACTGTGCCGGCTGCCGGGTGGTGATGCTATCACCCTTGGTGCCGCCGAGTTCCTGAGCGATCGCTCCAGCTTCTAACGCCACTCCTGTAGCAGCGAGGGTACCGGCAAGGCTGACGGTGGCCATTGCGATGGCACTCGTCGAATTGATGAACGCAGCTAGAGCAGTGCTGGCAAGGAACCCCACGCCGAAGGTTGCAGATCCAAGCACGGCCGCTGCTCCGAGGAGCACTGCGCCTTCGATGGCCTTATTGCACTCATCGACGGGGAGCGTGTCTGGGTAGTCGTACGACTCTCTCTCGAGAACAACACCAGTCTCGATATCAGTCACTACTTTTGTATTGATTCTCACTAGACGCTCCACGCGCGAACTACATTGGTGTTGCCCTGTTCGTCGCAGATCGGAAGGGTCATGGGACCATCTTCGGATACGGAGACTATGTGACGACCGTTCAGGTGAACGATGCCAGCGATGAGTGTGCCCTTGTTGTTGTAGACAACGAGGTCACCTCTCTTAGCCATGAGAGGAAACTTATGCTCTACGAGCCCATGCTTCGTAGCACAGTAGGCAGCAGCATCAGCGACGGTTGATCCGCCGGTTAGTCCTTGATGGCACGTAGAGCTCCGAACTCCGACTTGTAGATCCCGCGGAAGTCAGAGGCTATGTCCACACCAGTGCAAGCTAGTATTGCGTTGGCCGCGTAGAGACAGCAGTCGTTGGATCCCCATTTGAATGGCTCGCCGGCACTCTCGAGCAGGAAGTTGTGAAAGGCACGGGTGTGCCAGTGGAGATGCTTATCGAGGGGCATAGGTGTCTTTCGGAGAGGGCTACGAACCCCAGATGAGAGCTTGGTCGTTGAGAGCAGGAACCTGATCGAATGCGGTATCCGTCGGGAAGTAAAGACGCTGGTCGGCAGACGTATAGCGGCGGTTGCTGGCGCGAGTGAAATCGATCATCCTGGACTCGATATCGATCGTGATACTCATCGTGTCAGGTCCCATATCGATGGTGGCTTTGTCCATAGCGCCGCCGAACACCATGTAGGGTGAGCCGATGATGGCGCCGTTCGCGAGGAGACCGAAGTAAAGGTTGGCCTGAGCACCAGGAACCATGTCGTTCTGCGAATCACCTTCTAGCACGGGGTCGATACCGCTCAGAGTCAACGAAATTCCAGTTGCTTCGATCTCAGTGCTCTCCGCGATGGTGCCGACGGAAGCAAACGATCCGACTCCGAGGTAGGTTTGAGAGTTCCATACGAGGTTGCCGTAGCCAGTCCACACATACTGGATGGATGACTTGAAGCTTAGGATAGCCATGAAGAACGGCTGAATGACACCGGCCGCAAGAGCGGCCTCCATTGCGGGATCAAGTGCGCGGCTCATTAGCGGTACTCCATGATCCCGAAGCTGAGCTTGACCAGCTTCGTGACGTCCGTTGACCATGTGACGGTGTTGTTCTTCAACCGGAAGAGGCCGACTGCGTTGGATGTGCTGATTGGGGTGCCACCCGTAGGAACTTCGCGAAGAGAAGGCCAGATGTTTACTGGGGCCTTGCCGTTTGCATCTGAGTTCACAGTGTCGAGTACCATGTGGTAGCGGTAGCCGACCTGGATGTAGTCGCCGGGGAGCAGAAGGCCTGACTTAGTCGGAGTCCATCCAGCCGTGTACAGTACCTGACCCCCCGCGAGTACAGGGATCGACCCGTCTACAGTAGGGCTTCCCTGGACGACGCCGCCGGGTATCTTACCCAGTGGGTGACCGAGTTGCACAGCGTTTGTCTTGCCCTGGCATTGCAGCAGAGCCGCTACCCACTTATTGGCCTGAACCTGAGTGAGCGCCGGCAGTGTACAGGTGCCTGACCACATATCTGCACCGGGCCATTGGAAGACCTGGGTGCCACCGGTGAAGACAGACGTGACGTCAGCGACAGTCACAGTTCCTGACCACTCGACGGTTTCCATAGACGTGCTCGTGAAGGGGAGCTGCACCAACGTGACGGTATTCCCGAGAACGTTAATCAGAGATGTGGGCATTGAGGTTCTTTCCGGTTACTTGTGTCGTTTGAAGAGAAGGCGAATGTCTCTGACGAGAGCAAAGCAGCCGTAGATGAATGCCCAACCAAAGAGGATGAAGATGAAAGCTAACAAGTGTCCTACTTCCTACAACTGGGCAGTCGTTATCTCACCCTCGCGAATAAGAGCTCGTCGTCGTGAAGTTGTCTTCGGATTTGAGCAATGTCACGCTCGTCCCCGCCGAGCCGATCGGTGACACCGTGGAGGTCAGAATCGACCTCCGTACGCGGCATCTGTTCTTTCTTGATCTCGTTGACGGTGATGGTTAGGTTGTCGAGCTTCTCGATTACCGTTGCGCGGAAGGCTACCCAGCCGACGAGCGACAAAACGAGTGCGACAACCAACGAAGATGCGATCGGCGTGTTGACCTGCGACCAGAACGAGAAAGGCTGTGTCTTTGCCACGGTTGTCCTTTTCCGCTTTGTCTTGCAAGGCGGAGTTGAGTTAAGTTTGGCCATTTCTATTTACCCGTACGTCGGTTGTGTTCGTTGACAGCCTTTACAGAAGCAGCTGTCAGTGACGGAGCAGCCTTGGCGATACCACGCCGTACGGCAGCATCTACCTGAGCCGGATCGCTCGCGCCGCGCGCGTCGATCGCGCCGGGATGAAAGTGGATGTCACCGCCTCCACCACCTGAGCTAACGAGCTTGTGATTTGGAACGACAGTCCCATGTCCCACGTAGAGCTCGGGGCCATTTTCTCCCACAATTGCAGGACCATCGATCTGTCCCCCAGCTGCGAAGCCAGGAAGGACATGCTTCAACATGCTGCCGATGAAGCCTGATACCCCGCCGCCCGAAGTTGCGCTCTTGAGAACGCTGCCAGCAACTCCTGGGATTGGAGATCCTCCGGAATCGACGATGACGTGCATCGCGTTGCCCTTGGTCCCAAGCTTACCTCCACCGAAGAGTCCCATAAGAGAGCCCTCGCCCTTTTGTAGGGCCGTTCCCGCTACGGACTTAGCCAAACCTGCACCATAGTTGCCGAATGCATCTCTGGTCTGTCTACCTGTCATGTGTGGTGTGGTCAGAACATGCAGAATTGTGTCATTGAGGCCTTTAAGGGTGTTCTCCGTTATGTCTCTCATCTGCGCCGCTGCGTCGCGGGATGCCGTGACGAAGTCGTTGATAGCGTCATCGAATCCGGCGGCTGCTGAAGAGGGGTTCGGGTTGGTTTTCTGATTGTCCTGATCTACCTGGATACCGCGGCTGACTCCAAGCTGACCCTGCTGAGTCTGGTTATTGAGAAGAGCAGCCTGACGAGCCTCTTCACTCGTATAGGATTTGTCTCCCTTGATGTACTCGGCTTGAGCCTGCAACTTCTCTAGAGCCGCGGTGTACTCGTTGGTGTGGATCGTCGCCTGCTGGCGAGCCGCATCCATACGAGAGATCTGACCGGTAGCCAGTTGCATGTCGATGGCTTGCTGAGCGATAAGGTCGGAGTTCTCTTTATTGACGTCTATGCTCTGACGCATAGCAGCGATACGAGCTGCTGAACCGTTACCAGCCTGATTGAGCTGATTGTTGTCATCGGTTGAGAGGAAGTTGTTCTTCTCTCGGTCTCGGTAATCTTCACCCGAGATCTTTACGTTCTCAGCCTCGTAGTCCTGCCACTTCTTGAATAGCTCCTGATCTTCAGCCCAACCCTTTGCCATCTCCTCAGCAGCTTTACGCGCTGCTTCGGCCGCTTTACGATTCGCTTCAGCAGCCGCCTGGGCTGCCTTCTCTTGCGGAACTAACTGAGCATGTCGATCCTGCTGAGTTTGGCTGTCTTTCTGATCGTTGCGGATGCTCTGAGCAGCAGTGACGATCGCTTTATTTCCATCCTGATTTCCGAATCCTCCTATAGCCTCAAGTTCATCACCTTTGGCGAGGTTCGGATCATTCAGGACCGCCATACGACGGGTCAGCCATTGATCAAAAGATGCTTGCTTAGCTGCCAGGTCAGACGCAGCCTGTTTCGCCTGAGGGCTGTCGGCTCCGTACTGGTGGACGGCGTTATTGTTCGCCCCACTCATTACGTTGATCTGGTCGAAGTAGCTACGAACGCTTCCTGCTGTGCTTGCCGTGCGACCCTGTCCGGTCATGGCAGCATCTAGAGCTCCGAGCTTATTTGCTTCTAGAAGAGCGGTTACTCTACTGAGAGCGTCCTCGGATGACTTTGCCAGCTCGTCGGCCTTGATACGGGCCTCGTCCAACTGCATGGCAAGTATGTTCTTGCCTTGCGACTTACCTTCCAGCTTGTTGATGGTCTCTTGCAACTGGTCATTGGCTAGGCTCAGAGAATCTGTAGCCGTGCGCGCCGCCAAGTGGAGAGATGCAAAGCCGTCAGTCATAGCCTTCGGCATCTTCTGCGCGGTTTCAATGAACTTAACTACATCGGTACCGAGTTTCGCGACGAGTGAACCAGCAGCAATGAGTCCAACAACCGGGAAGGCTGCCTTGAAAACTCCACTCAGAACCTTCGAAGAAGCGATGAGTCTCTCTAGAGCGCGAAGCTGGTTACCTAGAGGGTTCTCCATCAACCGGATACCAGCAGAGGCTGCCTGTTGGCTGCTGACCGTGTGAGCACTCCACTCTTTGGTCTGCTTGTCCAGATCACCGAGACTCTTCTTGATCTCCTTCATTCCAGCGGTATAGGTGGAGGCTTTTAGACCTACAACGATATCGACGTCATTTGCTCCGCTGGCCATGGTTATTCCTTACTCTGTCGGTTGATTTCGTTGACCAGCGTCGTGACGATAGCTTCACTCGCTTCGGTGTGGACTGCTTCCCATGCCGGCCGAATGAATGGATGGGCTGGGACGTCGTGAGTCTGAGAGCCAGGGCCTTTTGTTTTCCCGTTGGCGAGAACCTTGGAGGTGCCGCCGCGCACGCCGCGGTGACCGTACTCGACCCAGCGCGCTACGTGAGAAGTCAGCTTGTCGGGTCCGACGATTACGACGAAGTCACCTTCCTCACGCTTGGAGACCCGGGTGATGATGTCGTGTTTGAGAGCGCCTTCAGGAAGGCTTCCACCGGTGCCATCCTTCTCAGGAGCACGTTCGACGATGGCGGCGTTGATGATGTTGCCGCCGGCGCGTAGAGCCTTGCGGATGGCCGCTTCCGGCTTCTCGATGGCAGAGAGCTTCGCCAGAAGGCTATCCAAGCCTTCCAGCGAGATTGATATACCGTCTTGTGGCATCGTTAGCCTCTACCTAGTACCGATCGAAGAGCGTTGGCGAGTTCCTGACGCTTCTTTGCCGACATTCGTACACGCTTGGTCTCGACAGCCTTTTTGAGCTTGCCGGGGCGTGGCATCGTGAGGAAGTCCTCGTAGGTTGTTTCCTTCTTGGGAGATCTCTGACCTGTGTTGGCAACCCACCATGTAAGCTGAGCGAACTGGCGATCTTGTATCTCTATCCCTACTCGCTGACGCTTCAGGAGCGCATCGAACATCTTTGGAGTGAGATCCCAGAAGTCGTCGTCGAAGAGCTTGAGGTCATATTTTGCGAGGGACCAGTAGCGGAGCCAGAGTTCATCACTATCCGGCGCTACGCCGGTTGAGTAGGGTCCGGCTTCGCATCCTCAGTCTTCACCATCGAAGGCATTGCGAGCTCATAGGCTGCATTGATGTACTGGGGAAACTTCCACATGTTCTCGAAGTTGATGATCTCTTCGTCCACCTTGTCCATGGTCATGGTCGGATGATGAGTGAGCAGGCCGGCGAATACCAGGATGCTAAGCTGCGTCGCGTCGACACCGCGGAGGTCGAGATTCGCCAGGAGATTCGAGTCCTGCTTGGAGTAGCCTGACGCGCGTAGCATCTTCTCGGCCGTCTTCAGCGCGCGGTAGGTGTAGCAAAGGGCATATTCACCTTCGCAGCACTCAAGTTCGGTTCTCGGCAGGATCGGATTTACAGCTTTTGCTTTGGGCATCGGTATTCATGTCTTTCTGGTTTGGGATGGTGACACAGGAGGGCGTCCCCGTTAGGAGACGCCCCATTTGACCAGGGTGTTAGCTTCCGGCTGTAAAGGTGAAGGAGTTGATCTTGATGCTGAAGTTGGAGGTGGAGACCTTCGTCTGAGACAGGTCGAACGCACCAGCCTCAGTCACGATGCCGGAGATGGTGTAGAGGTCACCGGTGGTCGTCTGAGCCAACAGAGCATTGACGGGAAGCTGGAGCTTGAAATCATAGGCATTTCCGCCGGTCGACTGTAGGGCCGCGATCATAGCCAACTGACCAGTGTTGGTGCTGACACGGTTATATGTGCCACTGATAGAACCGTAGTCGAGAATGGTTCCGAGATCCTGACGAATCTGACCGCTATCGAAGTTTGTATTCTGTGCGGTTTCACGCTTGAAACCATCAAATTTGATGTCGGTGAGTTCGCCTACTGGCAGGAAGGTTTCCGTTCCTGTTGCTCCGGTGACTCCACCGATGGAGAGAACTGTTCCTGCGCCGAGTACTGCGGCCTTACTTGCGACTGTTGGCATGTGTTGCTCCTGTGGGTGCTAGATGGAACCTATGTTGGAAGTGACGTAGAACTCGGCAATCGCTCGGTACTCTAAAGAATCCTGATCAAAGAGGTCGCGGGACATCGAGTAGCTGATGAAGATCCCTGGCGCCGTGTACTGAGCGAGTGCCATGATGACGGCATAGCGAAGAGTGATGGCGTCCAGGTAGGTGTCGCCCCAGCAATTCACTTCTACGAGCTGGCGTTGTGTGCCGAAGCCGTCTGAAGTTGCCTGTGAGCTACCTGCTATGAAGCTGTAAGTGATTGCCGGGAAGACTGGATCTTTAGGAAGGACCAGCGGGTAGATTCGGGTTCCACATAGGGAAGCGATCGTAGTGACTGGAGAGCCGTCCGCGTTGAGGCGGCCGTCGTCACTAGTAGTGTAGGGAGAACTGAGGATTCCGTAGAAAGTAGTCTCTATCATTCGGAACCTTCCAGCTCATAACACATCAAGATCACTTGCCGGTTGCCTGCCTTGTCATTGAGGACAGCCTGAATTTCGTAGGTATGAACGACTCCGGTTGTCGGCTCCGTGTAGACGATCCTTTGACTGGCGGCGAAGATGACTGAGGAGGTCCAGCGCAGGGTGATGCGATAAGTCACCTTCGAGATGAACTCGGCGGTGCTGTAGAGCAGCTGGCTGGCTTGGATATCGATCGAGGCCCAGCAAGAATAAGCAGTTGACCAGGTTTGTAGCTGCTGTCCGAGGGCATCCTGAGTTGTCGTCTGCGTCTGTATCTGGATGCGGCGGTTTAGTTTGCCGGCGTTCATCGGTAGCCCACAATGTGGATCTTCTCGATCTCGAGTAAGGCATCCACGGCCATCGGCACGTTCTTGATGGAGATCTCGGAGGCTGATTCGCGGTGCTCGTACCAGTGACCGATAAGCATAAGCATGGCCTGAACCAGAGTCATCGGGATGGTGTTGATCTCAACGCCATCACCGTAGGAACCAGCCACGTAGGTTATCTGGACGGAGCCAGGCACATAGTTGTTGACGATCGGCCAGAACATCCCTTGCGCGGGAGTGATACGTGCCGGCAGTGAGGTCACATCGACGTTGTAGGAGTCTGATGGAAGGGTCTGCTGGTTGCCGTTGCCGTCGTAGTACGTGATCGATGTGACGGACTGGACCCGGTTGTGCGGGAGGTCGATGGTCACACGGTTCCAATACCAGGTTCCGTATGGCCAGTTGTCGCGCTCCGAGGGCGCGCGTGTCGCGTCAACCCTTCCGTAGAGCGGAAAGAAGTCTAGAGTTCTGAGCCACGTCTGCGTGTAGAAGGCACGATTGGTGCGCTTCTCCGCATACTGACGCGCCGCGGTGATCAGGCCAGTGATGAGAAGGTCGTCATCAGGAAAGTCCACTCGCAGATGGCTCTTAGCCAGCTGCAAAGAGATTGGTTCCACCGAGGGAGACGTAACGAGTTGGGTCGATAGGATCAAGAGGTGTCCCCGGCGTGAATCGCACCGAGGCGGGGTCAGCCGAACGCTGTTCGACTGACCGGACCCCGATGGTTATGGTGAAGAGAACTACTTGATCGTGATGCTGACCAGCGGGTGCGTACCGGCGTCAGTCACGACGCCACCGACACGAGCGAATCCAACGAAGCCAGTCTCGTATCCAGCCGCGAAGATCTCGTTGAGACGGAGGATGCCGATACCAGGGTTCTGTTGACGGAAGGTGTAAGCCTCCTTGAAGTCGCCGAACAGGACAGGAACGTTTCCGGTAGCAACACCAGGAAGCTGTGTGACCAGCTTGACCGGGTAGCCGAGGATCCGGCCAACGAACCCGCCGGAAGCATCGCCGTAGTCAGGCAGGAACAGCGGACGGCCGTTCGAGTCAGACATCCCGAGTACAACACCGAGGGTCGCGTTCGACATTGCGAAGGCAGCGTTCGACTGGTAAGCCGGATCCAGCGTACCGATCGCGGTTGCGAAGTCGATGTACTTGAGCGTGTTCACTGTCGCCGAGGTGAAGGTCAATGCGGTGTTGTAGGCCCCGGTCAGAGAAGCAACCGAACCAGCATCACCAGCGAGGATCAGGTTCGAAGCGCCACGGTAGAAGCGCTTCAGGAACTTGTCCTGCAACCATGCAGCCAGGTCGAAACCCGCATCACTGAGGAAGCCGTTGTCGATCTTTACCACGCCGGTGGAGAAGTTATCCACCTGGAGTGTGACGCCGGTGATGACCGGGTCAACTTCGCCCTGAGAGGTACCAACCGTCACAGGCACGAGGCCGTTCGTGACGTCATCGTCGAACACCATCTTGATCGGATTTCCGTGATCCGTCTTGATCACGTTCACGAGGTCATAAATCTGGCCGTAAGACTTCTGAGCCGAGATGACCTGAGGGTTGAAGCCAACCGGGATCGCTACGCCGTTACCAGCGAGGGTCATGTCGCGTGACTCGACTCGGCCGGTCTGCATCTAGCTCTTCAGCTCTTTGGCCTGTCTAGCGGTGCGAACTTCGGCACGCTCTTCGGGGTCATTCGACTCAGAAGGATTGGGACGCGGCTGATTCACTGGCGCGAGCAACGAGGCGCGGTGCTCCTCGACAGCAGCTACGCGGCTGATGTCGCCATCGATGGTGCCGACTTCGACAAGCATCGTGTCGAACGATGCGCGCTGCTCTGCGGTGATGTTCTCGCCCGCCACAATGGCCATTGCGTCGGCCATCAACTTGTTACGCTTTTCCTGCAACTGGAGCTTAGTCATGGAGTTTTCCTTGGGTGTTTCTGGGTTGGTGCGGGGACCGTGTCGCGGCGGGCGAACGTCCATGCAGCAGGCGGAGGAGTGCGATTGAACGCAGCCGACATGCGGCGCATCCATCCTGCGTATTGCGAAAGTGGTGGGGTTACTTCAGGAGAGCGAGTTGCATCTCCATCTTTCTCTTCTCAGAGTCGGTGACGGTTGAGCGGATCGACCGCTTCGCCATCAGACACTGAGGATCGGAAGAGCAGATACCGCATGCGCCGGACGCGCACTGCGGACAGCCACAGATACAGTCATCTGAGCCGTCGTCATCTTCGTCATCGTCCATATCTCGCTTCTCAAGCCGAGATCTCAGCTCCTTCGGCATTGACGCCGGGATGTTGCGGGAGCGGGATGAGGCCGAGGTGGCGGGGTTGGCGGGATAGGTGACGGGACTTACATCCAGCAGCTCAGCGAACTCGAGGATCGTCCTGGTGATCGTGCCATCAGGATTCTCGACCCACTGGTCACGCTTGCAGATGAAGGCAAACGAGGACTGTGTGACATCCTTGCGCCGCATCGAGACCATCAGGTCCTTCGCCAGAGTCGTGTCCGGTGGATCGACCACATAGGCCAGTCCGCGGGCATCGAGGGTCAGGTGAAGGGTACCGGAAGTCGTTCGTCCCAGCACGCAATCAGGATTGTGATTCCAGAGAGCTCGTACATCGGGATTCGAAGCCATGACGGTATCGAAGGCATGTAGATCAACCTCCTCCAAGAACCAGCCCGTATCATATGCAGAATTGAAGAGCGAGGCATAACCGGAGATGGTAGCCGGTTCTCCCTCTCCTGATACGCGGAACTCATGCGTGATGTTACGGCGTTCGATCTTACTCATGGGTGTTGCTCCTAGTTGCGACCGCGGCGCCGGCATCCCGGAAGAGTCCGATGTGAATACAGCGGAAGGCCTTACTGAGCTCGGCTCCAGCGGACTGTTCTCTGTTATCCACCGTCCAGCTGTCAGCGCGGGAAGCGGCTGACTTGAGGTAGTCACGCACAACCTTGTCAGAGGGCTTCCAAGTGTCTGGCAACTTGAACTGACTTCGCGCCTCGGTGGTGACGATAGAGACTATCGATTCGAGGACTGGTGTGAGGATGGGGGAGATGGATTCAAGGTCGCGCTTGCTGCGCGCCGTCACCCGGCCAATTGCGTCGTTGAACAACCCGGTGAAGGCCGGAACGTATGCGTCGAAGAGAGACCGTTGCTGCTCTGTCGGAGCCTCATTAGGCTTGTCGGCGGGAATAGATGCGGGTGCGTTAGGATCTGGGATCGGTTGAACCAGGACAGGCTCAGTATCGAGCATCGTGGCGGCATTCATCATGTTGACTGGTGCCCAATAGAGATCACCTTCAGGTCCTATTGGGTTCTCGCCAAGCTTCTCTAGCACATCGTTCGTCGAGTAGAAGCCCCATTGCTTGCCGGTAGCGAATCCCTGCATGGTGGTAGCGAAGTCTCCACGTAGTCTCTCGCTGACGTCGAACTCTGCGAAGAGTGACCCGTCAGTCGGAAGCAGCTTACGTTGGATCTCCCGTTCGATGCGAACCAGATAAGGTCTCAGCGTGTCGGTGACGAAGGTGAGACTCTGCTGTTCGTGGTTCGTGTTCGACATACGAGCCGTGTCGCCAACCATGTTGGGTGGGACTCGGAAGATCGAGGCAATCTCGGTGCGGCTGAACTGTCTTGTCTCCAGGTACTGGGCATCCTCCTGCGACATGGAAAGTTGGGTAAGTTTCCAGTCGGAGGGGAGAACACCGATACGACCTTGGTTGGCAGCCGAGTTGGCTCCTTCCCAGTGGGCTCGCATGTTGGCGAGATCCTCTTCGGATACGTCGCCAACTGGCGTCAGGAAAGCTGGAGGAACTGAGTTGTTGCCGAAGAACTTGGATCCGAACTTCTCAGACGCGATGGCGAGACCGATGCTGTTCCGGTTCTGTCCGATAGGTGACAGCCCTTTGAGGCCATCGAAGGAGAAGAGAGGAAAGTGAAGCATGTCCGCGGAGGCGATGATACGAGTCAGGCCGTCCTTCACAGCTACGCCGGTCTTATAAGCCAGCATCCCGTTCGGAAGCCGGACTGGTTCTGTCTGGCGGGGATCCAGCGGGTATATACCCACTGGAGATCCTTCCTTGTTGCGGAGGATCTCAGCGTAGCTGTTGCCTGTCAGAGCCATCGCACCAGCTAGTGCCTCCCACACAACAGGGGAACTCATCTCAACATTGGGTGAGACGGACAACATGCGGTGAAGTGGGTTATCGATAGCTTCCTGTCTCCCCTTAGGCATCTTCTTGTAGAGCCGTAGGGTCATAGAACCGATCGACTCAGCAATCACCCTGGTGCAAGCGTAGACAGTGGCCTGAGTGAGCGCGATGGATTCGTTGATGGGTTCGCCAGAGGCGGAATTATGGGTATTCGTCAGCACATCCCATGCCGCTGTGAATAGCCCAGCAGCATTGGTCGTGCCGCCGCGTTTCTCGCTGCGTCGGAATAGGTCTCGGAAGGCCAAATGTATCTCGCTTATCTAGACAAAAAAGGGCTTGAAGCTTGCCTTCTTTTTGGTTGGAATGACCATGGCGCGGACGACAGCGATAAAGAGAGCAACCGCAGGGTCAATCTTGGCTTCAGGCTTAGGTTTGTCAGGCATCGTCAGATTCCCGAATGGTGTTTCGCGGGACAGTACGTTACCCATAGACCAGGTCAGGATCGGGTGGCCATCATAGTGAAAGCGGCCGTCGTAAACGGCCGCTTCGAGTTCTTTCATTGCCGGGGATAGCTGAGCGGGAGACGGTGGGATCACAACTGTGGTCACACCTGTAGCAGTGTTGACCCGCTGCGCATATTGATCTGCGTAGCGTTCGTCGTAAGCCATCTCCTTGACCTTGTAGGTCTGGATGTCGGCTATGGTGTCAGCTTCGACAACCGCGTAGTCCATGCTGTTGCCGGCAGTGGCGATGAGGAATCCATCATGCTTCCAGCGTTGATAATGCTGATTGGCTGGATCACTGATGCGATCTTCAGGAAGATAGCAACGAGTAAAAGCGTAGTAGTTAGGCTTTCCGTCGATGTCTCGTCGGAATAGCTTGATGGTTGCTGCGAGGTCGATCTTGCTGGCGAGGTCAGAGGACAGGATGCACGTATCATCCTTGAAGTCTTCAGCCTTGAGCGAGGTATCCGCACACCGTCTAAAAAACTCCATGTTCATCCAGGCTTCAGCTGCCGTCACCCAGTGATTCAAGTGCTTGCAACGGAAGGTACCCTGCTTGGCCGAGTTGCGTACAGCTTCTAGCTGGGCTTCGACTAGGAACTCTTCGCTTACAGATATTCCAAGGTTAGGGTTGGCCTGTAAAAGAGCTGTTCGGCTTGTCCAGTCGACATCGGGATCGGAAGTGTAGATCGCTCCGAAGAGGCGATCGTTGGGGATCGTGCAATCCAGCATCTCCTCGACTTCACGTTGCTTCGAGTGGCATGGACCTTCGATGGTGTCGCCGGCAGTTGAGATGATCAACTTCAGCGGTTGGGGTCGTCCGACCATGGAGGTGGACTGTGCGTCATAGAGAGTTGAGTCTCTCCACTGGTGAGCTTCATCACCGACGAAGAGGTGCGTCATCGCACCGTCTCGTCCGGACCCGATTACTGGCTTCATGCGGGAGCGGGTAGATGCCTGAACGATCGACTTGGCGTTGATGACGATGCCGAACCGCTTGCACAGTTCGGGCATGCCTTCGAGCATGGCCTTCGCGGGACGAAACACTTCCCAGGCTTGCTCTTCAGATAGTGCGCCACAGTACGTCTCTGCGCCGGGCTCGCCGTCGAAGAACGTCATGTAGAGCGATATGGCGGCGGCCAGCGGTGACTTGCCATTCTTGCGGGGGATGATTAGGACAGCTTCTTTGAACCGACGTCTGCGCGTATCTCCATCAACCCAACCGAAGATGTTGCAGACGATCCAGATCTGGAAGTCTTCGAGTAGCAGTGGTGATCCCTGCTTGGCACCCTTCTCATGAGGGAGCATCTCGATGAACTTGCAAACCTTCTCAGCCTTGGCCGGATCGTAGGTCCATCGCCAGTCTAGCTTCTGGAGATCATCCAGCATTCTCTGACATGCTTTGCGGATCCAGCCACAGGCGACGATCTCGCCTGAGACGACTCGGTTGCAATAGGAGTCAGCTCGTTCGGAATAGGGACTAGGTAAGGAAGTCGAAGGGGTCGGACGCCGACGGCTTACTCGAGGGGGCGGGTTCGACATTCAATTTAGCTCTATCTGCTGGGGAGAGTCCCAGCCTTCCAAGTCCGTTCATCAGTTGGGCAATCTCCGACGCACGGGTGAGGAGTCCAGTGCGGAATGCACATGTGAGCTTGCAGACGATCTCGAGAATGATTCGATCCGAAGATCCTAGAGTGCCAGGAGGCGCGACGGCGGTGATCTCTTTCCAGATCGCGCGCTCGATTGGCGTGAGGTGTTTGGGACCGGGACCGATGGGAGCCAGGGGCTTAGGCTCACCCTTGCGATTGGTGAAGCGTTGCGGATTCTTCGCGGCGGCGCCACTCAACTCGTGGGCAGCGGCTGTCTTGCGATGTGCGGGCATAGGCTAGAACGCCTTGAGAGTGTGGAATGTTGGTATGACATCGTCGCTGTTGTTCACTGACAAGACATCAAGTTGCCACTCATCTGGGTTTCTTAGATCCGACTTAATGAAGTCGATATACTCCGTGACTGCTTTTCCTTTTGGCATCCGCTTGTAAACCAGACCGAGCGCTACAGGCACGGTCTCGCAGGGAACTGGAGGTGTTGAGCCGGGGATCTCGTACCAGGGTGTCGTTGTCATGGCGGTATCTTTCTCGATCGCGTTTATCGTGAACTGTGGACGTATAAATCCGACTAGCGTGTGGTCTCCCACCCCTTGTGGTGAAACAACCAGAGACCCCCTACCCCTAGTGCTTCTAGTTGTCTAGGTCGTGGGATGCACAACCGCTTGTGTCAGATCTCTACTGGTAAACCATATCCATGACAGCTTCGTCATCGACTGTGGTCTTGACGATCTTTACGTTGGAGCTGATGCGTCGTTGTGAACCGTCTTCGTTCAGCACCTTCGAGTACAGGACAGGCACGGTGACGTCAACTGAGATCACCTTGGTGTGATGATCGTGGATGATGTAGAACTCCGCACAGTAGTGAAGCTCTTTGGTGTGGCTGTGTTCAACAGCGCGGATACGACCATGAAGGTCGTACACGCGGTGACCAGTGGTCGGACACATGTCTGATGCTGGCTTGGTGCAGACTGCGTTCGCAGGTATCGGCTTGTGACCGACCACTGACGTTGGAACCTGTAGCAGTAGTTCATCACCATCTATAACTTGATAGACGTCTCTCATTAGCTGCGTTCCAGTTCGTGATATTGCCTGATGGATTTCATCGCCAACGTGAACTGCGGCGGGACGGACTCTTCTGCTTCGTCGATTGTTGCAATCTTGACCTTCACCCCGGTAGTGTCCTCTAGATACAATCCAGCTACGATGAGCGGGGTTATCTTCTCCTCATGAGGATCAGTTATGTAGAATTCGACTCTTCCTGAACAATCGATACGCGTATATGTTCGGTGCTGAATGTCGTACGTCTCACCAGTTCTCTTCGTGTATTTCATCGGGCAAGGGAATAGAACTTCTGAGCCTTTGACGACGAGATAGATTTGGTTTGCGATGGTCATGTCCTTTGCTCGGCGGCGGTCTTTATACGGTGGCAGGCGCGACAGAGCGACTGGCAGTTGGTCTTGTCCAGGCGTCGTTCAGGCGCGATAGATATGGGGATGATGTGGTCAACGTCGAGAGCTGCTGTTACGCGGCCGGCGGCGAGACATATAAGACAGAGATACTTGTCCCGTTTGAGTACGATGACTCTGAGAACCTTCCAGGCTGCGTCGTAACCACGGCTGTTTGCCGTTCCACGCCATCTGTCATGAGCTTTCGCTAGATCGGTGTGCTCGTCGCAATATCCTTTGTCAACCAGCTCAGGACAACCTGTTCGTCGACAGGGCTGCTTGGATCTGATAGCCATGTCGTGTACTCGGTGACCAGATGCTTGAAGAAGTAGTGAACCGATGCTATTGCGACCCAAAGCAGAAGCTCCAGCGGCAAGAACGCAGACCAACAGTGAGTCAGGCTATATGCCAGGAAGCTGCCAAGTATCTGTAAAACGAACAACCAAGTTCTCTCAACTTTACTTGACATCAGAACTGACCTCAGAGATTGCCAACTTCAGGGTTGGAAGGAATGCGATGAAGTGAGTGACCAAGATTCGCACGGATGGCAGTACCGTAGCCAATGACGCTAGGTCAATCGGGATGTTCGTTCCGCCGGTGGCAATGTCTGGTGCGAGTGCGCTCGCTACCAGCTCAGCATCAGAGATTAGCTGTGACAGCTCGACGCGGAAGGCGGGACTCAACTGCTGGGCAGTCGTCAACAGTTTGAAGACATCTGTTCCGACATGGGTTAGATCTTCCACGCCAGTCACGACATCATGACCTACTGTCTCTGCTACTGACTTGATGGAGTGGCTCATATAGTCTCTTTCGCCGGCGCCGTTATGGCTGAATGTTGGGGTATTCCATGCGCGCTCTATTTGAGAGAAAGTTCTATGACCTTCACGCCGAATGCCGTGGCAAGCGCGGAGCGCATCTATGGAAGTAGAACGTTTAGCAACCTGTTTTCAGTGGTCGCAGGGCCGTTCCTTGCCGGATCTTTTATCTCTACATGTACTGATGCGTTTCAGGCTGCGTTTCGTAACGCAGCCTTCCGAAATCGTGCAAGTTTGTTTCGAAGAGCTGCACTCGTGACTCCAAGCTGTCCTGCGATCTCGGTCAGGTTGTAGCCGGCAAGAAGCCGGTGAGCTACGAGCTGAATCGGTTCCGGAAGCTTGGAAGTGTCAATGTAGGTGGATTCCTGACTCACGGCCTGGGAGTTCTCGTCGAACTCCTTTGTGTGATCTGAGCTGGATCGGTAGTGCTCGAGTCTGGTTCGCTTGATGATCGTTCTGACCCACCTGGAGAATGCTGTCGCATCAGCTCTGACGAATGACTCCAACTTCTGAAAGACAACTAGGGTTACGATCTGGGCAATGTCTTCTGAATGGGTCATGTTCAATGCCTCAGCTCGTACCGCTACCAGGATGCTATCCATGGGTGGTCGTGAACGTGGGTGATTCCAATATGCGTCGTAAGCCAGATCGAGCTTGTTCATTTTGCTCCCAGTTTCGTGTCTACTCTGCTGAGGATCGCTGTCGTCTCGTCGGAGCTCAAACCTAATAGATCTCCCGCAATCAGGATTGAGCTTTCTCTGCTGAGTCCGATCTTGTTGTATTCAACCCTTGTCCTTCGGATGTTCATCACCAGCAGGATGAACTCGGCGTCTTCCCCAAGGAGGAAACGGAGTGAGGATTCGATGTCGGTCGTTATCATGATTTGATTAGCCACCGAACACCACCTGGTTACGAGTCGCAAGGTGCTCGTATTGTTCAGGACTTACCACGACGATCTTGGTGCCGCGGTTCTCTTGAAAGCGCCATGCTTCGACGGTCGCAACGGCTTCCGGCTGGCCCATGCAGAATGCAATCATCGTGTTTTCGTCGACTCTGAGTGATCGTCCACCCTTCATCTCCCGGGCTGAATCCAACGTGATCTTTTGAACCTTCTCTATCGGTCTATCGAGGCCTAATGACATGGGAGTCTCTTTCGGTGTTAAAGCAGGAAAGCCGTCCATGTGGACGGCCGTTCGTATGAGTGATGAGTTGAGGAGGGGAGAGGTAGTGCGGGGAGTCTAGCGGAAGAAGCGGATCAGAGCGATGCCGCCGATGACGATGCAAGAGGAGACTGTTGCGGAGCCGATGATGGCGAGTATGAGTTCCATATTAGGCGGCCAGCTTTCCGTAGCTGAGGATGGCGCGCTTGACGGTCAGCTGATCACGTCCGAGGGTCTTGCCGATCCGGTAATACGTTGCGCCTTCGCGGCTCAACTTCACCATGGCATCTCGTTCTGCTGGTGAGACACGGACGAGCTTACGGGGGTTGCGGCAGATGCGATCGCGACGGACTTTATCGTCCATGTTGTCCTGCTGGCTACCGAGAACCAGGTGGCCCTCGAAGCCGCCGAGTGAGTCCATGGCGTTGACGCATGCCTTGTTATCGCAGGAGTGACGGATGACCATTCCTTCAGGAACTGGACCGTTGACGAGCTCCCAGGCGTAGATGTGTGCCAGGACTGATTTGCCGCCTGCCTGGAAGATTCCGTAGCCGTTGCTTGCCAGTCCACCCATGTACTCGTGGCAGCCGTTTCCGTCTACGTGGATCAACTCTTGAAATGCTTTGAGGTCGCCTTCTTCAGTTCGTCGTTGGCTCATTTGAAACTCCCGGAGCAGAAGGTTCATTGACCTTCGTGCTACGGGGTTTTTTAGTATAGAGAATCCCGACTTTTGAATCACAGATTATGAAAATAGTTGAGGTGATAGCCTGACCGGATGCTGAGCGAGCTTTCACTGAAGAATATTGAGCGTGCTGAACAAATGCATCAGGGCATTGCGGATGAGTTGGCAGGTATTCACGACTCCGATGATCGCCTGTACCTATTTGCAGCCTTTGTCTCCGTGGTGATGTCCCACCACGAAGCCATATTGACCTTGCTGAAATACGAAAGGCTGACAGGATCAGCTCTGGCGCTGTTTCGTCCTCTCTTAGAGGCTGCATACAGAGGGCTGTTTACAGGCTTCTTGGCCACTCCCCGGCAACTGGAAGTCATCAACGAAGGGGGAACGCCTTATGGAACCTGGACTGACTTAGCAGCCTCTCTCGATGAGTTGTTCGAATATGATGGCGTCTTCGCTCAATACAGTGGGACAACCTGGAAAACACTATGCGGTTACACTCACACCGGAATAGAGCAACTCGGTAGTCGAATCAGACCTGATGGGAAGGTGGAGTCTTCCTACGAAGAGGACGAGATCAATGACCTGATAAACAGTTCAACCGCAGCTGTCGTGATGACTTGCATTCCTTTTTTGGAAGTCATCAGAGGGCGCGGGGGTTCTGATGTAGCTCGCTCGACGTTCAAGCGTCTCTACCCTGTACCAGAATCAGATCAGGGTCCGTTATCTGTCTGAGTCCTATCAAGCCCTAGTCATCCGTGTCCTGACACAGCTTCTTGAGTACTGAGGGTGGTAGAGACATCAGCAACTTTGCGATCTCAGCACCGTTGATCTTCTCGGGGTGAAAGTGGGTTCCTTGCACAGCCTTCGCTGGTGTGGCCTTCGATGGCTTCATGACGATCAGCTTACTGGGCATGTGGTTCCTTCTATGCAGCTAGTGTGTAGGTTGAGATCCCAGCGACTATATCCTGGCTACCCATGGGTGGGAAGAAGTACCTGCCACTCATCTTGGCTTCCGGGGCTCTCTTACGTCTGACCACCTGGGTATCAATTGAAGAGATCTTGTTCTTGTAGCTCCTACGACGTCCAGCGCGGCCGCTTTCCGTCGCGTTGATGACTTCGACGAACTTTGCGACCGAGGATCCGAAGATTGATGCGGCGAACTCTTCAGGTAGAGCTCGGACAACATCAACAGCCCATCCGAAATAGGAGTACTTGCCGCACGTAGAGTACTCAGCTATGGTCAGCTCGCCCCAGTAGCGGCCTTCCTCGTACCAATCCAAAGGCGGGGCCTCGAGACCGCCGGTGGCCTGTTCCACTGCATCGCGGATCATCGATTTACCTTCTCTGATGATGTTTTTGATCTCCGACTTACGGGAGTCCGGCATCGCAACCCATGCTGCGATCGCCTCGACCTTCTGAGCGGCTTTCCGCTTGCGGACGATCCCGCAGATGGCTAACGTTTCCGCGTGATTGAGTTCAAACTTTGCCATCGCAGCCTCGATACCGCGGACGTTGGCTAGCACATAGATGTCATTCTGGATATTAACTGGCTTCCGAGACAGCCGTGCGTGCTTATCCCGACATGCGTGGTCGAGCGTGGATTTCGAGATCCCCCACTTCGCGAGTGTGGCAGGTATTCCAATGGAGGTTCTGTCGTCGTAGATCTTACGCAGATCTCTGGCGGAGATTTTGTTCACCTGGCGAGCTTGATATTCTCTGTTCTCCTTATCCTCTAGGCACCAGCATGACTTCACGACACCATCGCGGAGTTCGGTGAATCGGCAAAGTCCGAAGCCGGTTTTGCAGACGGCACATGCGAAACAGACCATCGCATCTCTTTTGATCTTTGGATCCACCACGAACGAATCGACACGAGGTCTGACCCAACTCGGCACCTGAAACAGGGCAACGCCACCCACATACTGACTCGCCTGAGCGATGGCGTTTGCTATCTCCGGGTTTCTCTTGAAGGGCTTTCTGGATTTGCCGACATTCGCCATGGGTCGATACTCTCTCGGGAAGTGGCGTGTGCCAAAATGTCCCGTTCCTTCTGTTTATTCTTTGATCAAGTACTCACCCCGCCATGCTGCCGGCTGGCTCGTATTCGTAAAAACCTGTCCATAGCTGTTGCTGAGGGTTTTTAGTATGGAGCCGCCGCTGTGGAAAACCCGTCCCAGTCCAACTATTTTGAAAAGAGTTCCCAGCCGGGTTGCTGCGTGGGACGCATCCACCCTACCCAGGGGCAAGATGTCCCGTTCCTTCTGTTTCTAGTAGTTGATAAATACTCACCCTGCCACGGCTGGCTCGTATCCCTACCCACCAACGAAACAGACCTGAGTTTCAGGCAGGGGATTCCGCCTGAAGCGGATCCCACCTATGTGACTTACCTCAAGTAAGGCTCACCCTACTCGCGGTCGAGCACCCCTTACCGGCTGTCAGGAGCTGCGAACTGTATAGATGCGCTGTATAGGTGACAGAGATCCGCCTCGAGCGTTCCATGCTTACCCACGCATACGGCAATAGAGATCCACGCATACTTGGGTACCGTTCCACGCATAAGTAGAACGGATTCCCGCGCATAAGTTGCAAGGATGAGCGCGCATAAGTACCTATCAAATGCTCGTATCTCATTCACAACAGGGCACATGCGTTTTCGCGACTGTTAACTACTTGGTTACCAGACGTGCCGGTTGGGACCGCTGTTCTGCTCTGTCACTGAGGAGGAGGGGAACCTGATGACCTTTTGGCCGGCCGATCACGGTCTGCCTTGAACTAACTGTAACAGCGATAGCCCTTTGGTCCAGAAGACTTAAATCTTCGTTTGACATCGATAGGGTCGTAGGCATAGCAGACCCTGGTTAGGTGCGACGTTTTGGGACCCACGGAGTCGAACACATCATGGTATTCAACCTCGGCGAAGAAAAGCAGAACCTTTCCGCCCATAAGGATTTAGCTGAAATCAGCCCCACTCAGGCGGATGTTGGATAAGGTTATTTGCTCCCAAATTGGAAAGCTGTCTTTCTTCACAATCAACGGTTGATCCGGTAGGTCCAACGAGTCCAGCTTCACGGTTGTCAGCGAAGGGCTGAGCGGATCCGTAAAAGCTTCAACAGCCGCACTTACTTTAGTGATCAACGCAGGTGTTTTCCCTTGGTTGATAGCGCTTATCTTGAAAATCGGGCGTTCAGGGGGGCCCTCGGTCAGCGTGAATTGGATGACCATCCAAGGGCGCGCAGCATCGACTGAAGATTTGGCACTGTAAAGCGCTGCTTCAGACAAACGTTTGATGTCCAATAAAGTAATGAATGCAGCGCAGCTTGCCGCAAAGGCACCAAAACCGCCTATCCAAACTGGCAAAATGTCTGCGTCGCCCGCCCTGCGCCAGTAAGACTTAGTAGCTTCCGGCTCCCCTGGTGGTACACATGGGGGCCCAGGATCACCTTGCGGCTTCGCCACGGCGGCGGCGGGTCTACCCGCTTGAACAGCTTTCTCTCTGGAGTCTCCAACTTGTGTCTGCTTTTTCAGCGTTGGCTTTTGCGGCGCGGGTGCTTGTATGAGCACGAACAGTAAAGCAAACGTATATAGGAAATTCATCGGTGGGAAAAAGGTAGCACAGGAAGGGAAGCGACACGTTTTGGTATGTCGTATTGCAACTCTATGCTTGAAATATCGGAGAAACACCATGATCGAACAGAAGCCATGCCGCACCACTCGCACCCGCCGGAGCCAGGAAGCGGTCAGTTCAACCCCGCAGCCACGTCTCCTCTACTCCCGCAAAGAGGCTTCGTACCAACTCAGCATCTCCGTCCGATCGATCGACTACCTCATCACTGAGGGTCGGCTCCATACGCGCAAGATCGGTGGACGAATCCTGGTCCCGCATGAGGAGCTTCTCCGCTTCGTCAGGTCCGACCGGATGCAAGCGATGACACCCGCGGCTGTGGCTTGTCCTACTTCGTAAAGCCTTCCCAAGGAGCGTCTGCGCCAGGGTGCAGGCGTAGAAATTCCACGGTTTCTGTGGCTTCGCAGTTTGCTTGCGACTTCAAGGTTGTGAAGGAAAGGCACTTCTTGCGAAGCCACTCCGGCAAGGTGTTCCAACGGGTTTGAAACTCTCCTTGTGCGGACGAGATCTCGACGTCGGTACAGGGATGGCTGTTATATTCAGCATCTCTGCACTGGCTGTCTTCAGAGTTTTGCAGAGTGGGTGCTGTGGCCAGCGAGGGATCACTGAGTGATGATGCTGGTATGGGCGATGGGACACGATAGGTAGACGGCTTACTTCCAGCTGATTCTGTCTCTGTACTGCTTGAATACGGATGAAGATGGGCCTCGTAAGCGCACCACACCATCAACAGAGTCGCGAACAACACCACTTTCTTCACTTTACCCCTCAACGTTAGAACGGTGGACTACAGCGATCTTACGCTGAGGGGCCTTCTGGGAAACTAAAGCACCCGGTTCAGCAAGTTCACAGCGGCCGTCATAGCGGCCTTATCGAGGTGAATGTACCTCACTGAGGACTGGATAGACTTGTGGCCTGCCGAGGCCATGATGACGCTCTGAGTGACCCCCATTTGAGCCAGACGCGAGCAGTGCGTGTGGCGTAGGTCATGCCAGCGGATATGTCGAAGATTAGCCATCTTGACAGAGGTCTCAAACCATTTCTTGCTGTCAGCTACAGAGAAGATGCAGCCCGTGTCGGACGGATTAGGCATGTCCTTCGATCTCCTTTTGCGGGGCATCTGGATCTTCTTGAGTCCACGTATGGCAGCCTTCACGTCAGCGTTCATGTGAACTATGCGCGAGCTTCCATTCTTCGTCTTGTCCAACCGAATCTCATCACGATTGAGATATACCTGGTCCCACGTGATCGAGTATTGCTCCCCCTTGCGCATCCCGGTTCCCAGCGCGACATCCAGCTCGTAGAGACGGTGTAGGAGATGCTTGCGCTTCCGTTCATTACGGGGGCCACAGGCGTCGATCTGATCCTGAATGACCTTCCTGAGTCTGGTCTCCTCTTCGTCGTCTAACCACCTAACCGGTAGGCTTGCCACCTTCTCTGGCTTTACGTCGCGACAGGGATTGGTCGAAAGGAGCTCACGTTCTTTGCCGAACTCGAAGACGGAACTCAGCATGGCTTTGTACCGGTTCTTGGTTCCGGGCTTGCGCTTGATCTCTTGCATCCAGTCCTTGATCTCACGAGGACGGATCTCCGAAGCCACTCGGTCACCCAATGTGTCCTTGATGAAGGAGAGGCGCTGCGGAGGGTTCTTCTGGTCCTTATACGCGTCCGGGTTCTTCTGGATGCGTTCCAGCAGACCGTCACAGAGCGAGGAGATTAGAACCCGTTCGGCTTCGTCCTTGACCTCAGCAGCCGTCCGAGGACGCTGCTTGGCACTTCGTGGAGCCTCTCCTTCCCCATCTCTCACCAGAGTTCTGGACTTCTCAACCCAGGCGATCGCGGCAGCGCGATCCCTGCCGAACGACTTCCTCACGAGCTTGCCGTTGTTGCGGAATCGCCCGTACCAGAACCCGCTATTCTTACCCTCCGCATCCTTGCGTTCCCACACGCCCTCGACCCACGCTGCCTTACGTGCCAT